CTAGAGCCATTCAATAGTAACTTGTTCACCGTCAATATAAATTTTATTAATTAGTGATTTTAAATAAAGTTGCTTTTCTCGGAACTCTAAAGAGTCAAAATCAACTGTTGCTAAATCAGCTAAATTTTCTTGTATCTTTTTATTTTTCTTCAATTCTTCGTTAGCTTCTATTTGTGCTTCATAATAATTAATTTGAGCATCGATATCAGCCATCATAGCATCAAGTTCTGAAACTTCGTAAGAACCACTGATATATAAATCAAACAGCCGCTTCTTTTTTGTGTGTTCTGTTTTAAGTTTTTCATTTAAGTTATCTAATTCGTCTTCTTTATCTACATTCCTAGAAGCGAAACTATAGTTATTCACGCGATCAATAATTAATTCCTCGAGTTTGTCAGCTCTCCAAATTTTATTTCCACATTTTTCTAGTTCATGAGTATGTTTGTAAGTCTTGCAACTATAATATCTATAATGATATTTCTTTCCGCGAGAAACAGTATCTTTTCTCCGATGAACAAACCCTAATCCGCATTTACTACACACTACCAAATTATTTAGCAAGGATGCTGAATCTCTATTCATATTTGGATTTTTACCCATGCGAGAAAAAATTTCTTGAACTCGATAAAATTGTTCCTCTGAAATAATAGGCTCATGAACACCTTTTGTATGCACTTTATCCGCATAAGATACATAACCACAGTATAAATCATTAGTTAGCCAATTATTGTAACTACTATATGATTTGACTTTGAACCCTAATTTTTTTAGTCGTTTCTGTAAAGATGTAATGCTTTTTTCTTCCTCAAAAATATCATAAATCATTTGTAATTGTTTTGCTTCTTCTTCATTAATATATAATTTAGTATCTATAACATCATAGCCGAATGTTCTACCTTTTGCGGTCGTTAAAGGAAGACCTGCTTCAATACGCTTAATTTTCCCCATCACCATACGATCACGTATAGTTTCGCGCTCTAATTGAGCGAACACGGATAATATACCAATCATCGCGCGCCCAAATGGGCTAGAGGTGTCAAGAGTTTCAGACAAACTAACAAATTCTACATTGTTTTTTAAGAAGTATTCTTCAATAAGCGTTATCGTATCTCTTTGCGAGCGGGATAGTCTGTCTAATCGATATACGACTACAGCATCAATTTCATGTAATTTACTTAGCATTTCATTTAGCGCAGGGCGATTCATGTTTGAACCGCTGTATCCGCCGTCTATGAAAATATCGTATACATCCCAATCCTTCGAGCGGCACAAGGCTGTTAGCTTTTCAGTTTGAGCTTGTATAGAGTAATTCTCTATTTGTTCTTGAGTAGATACGCGTATATAAATAGCTGCCTTCATTTCCGTTCTCCTCTCGCATGGAAAGTTACACTACTAACAAATAAAAAAACATTCATATTTTTATTTATCATTTTCAACATAAAATTGAACAATTTTTCGAAATGTGTGTTGAAGATTGGTTAGATATTCCTCTGTAGATTCAATTAATTTGTATTTTGTTGCTCTAGATTGTCCAATTTTTTCAATCAGTTTGTTCTCTTCAAGCGAGATTAGAACTTTGGTTAATTTATGTCTAGTTAACGATGTTTCTTCTTGAATTTCTTTAAAGCTTTTAGGTAGGAAATTTTTAGTTAAAAAAAGCAATACGCTTTTTTCATCATCACCTAAGTGTGAATGTGCTGAAACAATATCAATTTTCCAAACCCTGAGTGTTGTTTTATTATTTTCCGTTGTAATATCCGGAAATTTTAATTTATTCTTTCTAGCTAAATCAAATATTTTTGGTCCACCAGTTCCTGCGCGTTCGCAAAAACCAATTCTTCTTAATAATTGTGTTATTGTAACGTTTCGTGGGTTTGAATTACCTCCGCGAACAAATTCTTCAATACTTATCTTCATTTCTCCTGGATTAGAAAATTCATAATAGCCATTTAAGTGTTCGATTTTAACTGTTTCACTTGACATATAATCAGAATGAATTAACGTGTTTGCAAGAGCTTCTCGTAAAGTAATCACCATATCATTTGATTCATGGGAAATTCTATGACTATCTTCACTTAATTTGAACCCTTGATTAATTGTTAATTTTAATTTTTCTAAAACTATCAGAAAAAATTCAAATAAATTTAGATTAGGATAATTAGGGTCCCCAGTGGCAACTCTATCTATCCACCTATCATTTGTACCTTCTCTATTAAAATAATCTAAATGGAAATGAGGAATTAAGTCTGTTATGCAATTAAATTTCCCGAAAAATAGTAAACCTCCAAGCGTTATATTATAATCATTATCCTGTGAATTTCTATTCCTTTTTATCGCTCCAATTTCAATCAATAGTTTTTTAACAGGCATGTTTATATAAGGGGAGTCAACATTATCATTTATTAAATAATCCCTATATTTATTTATTGTGTTTAAATTCAAGTCATCAATGTCAAAGCGTTCTAACAATTCTGAGTCGAGATCGTCTTTAGAATTTCTAAGCATTTGTCTTAGTTCCTCATCAGTGGACTTTCTATCACTATCATTGCTTCTTAAATAAGTATTTCTATAATCAGAATTGAGATAGATTGGTTTTTTAGACAGGGGTGCTTCTTTGATATGAATCTCAATGATTTTTTTTCCCATTAATTCAAATTCTTTTATATTTTCATCATTAACTAAAGAATAATTTACTTTATTTTGGTTATGGAGAGTAGTATGTAAATCTTTTAGTATTTTTGAAGAATCATTAACTCCAGAAAGATAAAAATTATTATCTCTCTCAGAAACCCCTAAAACTACTAATCCTCCCTTTGTATTAGCAAAAGCTGAATAAGTCTTCCAAAAGTCCTTTGGTAATGAGTTTTTAGATTCTTTATACTCCAAATTAGAGTTTTCGGGTTTTAGATTATTGTTTATATTTACATCTTTCATAAATTCACCTTCTTAAGAATATTGGGATTAAATCAGCAGAAAAACTGCAGAAAAATAAGCTAATTAATAAGCTAATAAATAAGCTTATAACTCAATTAGTTGATGAAGCAAAAGAAAAATCAGCAGAAAAACTGCAGAAAATCAGCAGAAAAACTGCAGAAAAATGAGGAAAGTTAAAAAGAAAAGCCCGGAGGCTCTCTTTATCTTACATATTTGACAAATCTTTCGAGTTTAACTATTGTTGCTAGGTGTATATTTTTTTCTGATTTCTACAGCTTTATTAAGATAATCATCTACTTCGGATTGCAATTCTTTAATTTCAAGATTGAAATTATCATCTTCAAAAGTATTGGCTCCTCTGGTAGTGACTTGTGCATTTAATTTAATTGTCATAGCTTCTAATTTTGAAATTCCATTACTTAAATTGGATACATATTCTTTATTTATGTCACTTAAAGAGTTATCATTTTCAATTTCTTTTTTCAAGTCACCTAATTTTTTTTCTAAGTTACTGAGGTTATCAAGTACTTCTTGTCTATTATCATTACTGAAAGTATCAATGTTCGGTATTTTATCAATTGAACCATCCCATAATATAGTATATGTGTTTTTTAGTTTGTTTTCATAATTCATGCCTGTTTGATAAAACTTATCATTTTGTTCTTTCTTCTCTTGCGATTCTTTTTGATCGCCATTGCACCCAGCCAGAAAAACACTAAATGCCAATAAAAACCCCGTTAATAAAACTATACCTTTCTTCATTTTCATTCTCCCTTTTTATATGTACCAACCCGCGGCCGCGAACTGGTTACATAGTTATATTTTATTCAAAAGCCTTGCGATGTCTTCCAATTTTTCGCTTCGACTTAATCTACTATCAATAACTATGAAAATTTCTTTTTTTAAAGTGAATGAACAAGAAGTGAATTCGTGTTCTAGTATCACTATATCATGTTGTACGTTCAGTTCATCTAAAGTTTTCATGTATTTATACCCCGTTGTATTTTATTGCAACGTTGCACTTACATTATACATAATTTTTATAAGAAATATCACGTTTTCACAGAAAGTTAATATTCAATAGCAATAACGAGTAAATAAATTACAAGTCAAGTAGTTCAAGAGTAAATAAATTATTAATTTATTCTTTTTTCTGTTGCTCATAAAATTCAATGAATGACTTAACTGCTTTGACTGCTTCCGCATCATTCATTACTCGAGCTGCAACAGCTTTAAAATCTTCGTTCTCTTCAACAAATTTATCAACTGCTTCATCTTCTTTTGAAGCTATTTCCGTAATATTTATTTCTCTTTCATTTGCATGTTCTTTTCTTTTTTCTTCTATATAAGCGAGTATCTCTTTTATATCTTCTTCTGTTGCGTTTGAATCAATGTGTGCTGCGATTGTGTCAGCGAGATTATTATCGTCTCTTCCTAATAAATAATCAGTAGATACATTAAAAAATTCAGCTATTTTCAGTAATGTTTGATAGTCAGGCTCTCTTGTTCCTTGTTCATAATTAGCTACTTGACCTCTAGAAAAACCAAGTTCGTCCGCTAATTTGTATTGTGAAAAACCTTTTTTCTTTCGCAACTCAGATAATCTTTTACTAAACATTTCTAACACCTACGCTTTCTATATGTATATTATAAGAAACAATTAGTTTCCAGTCCATTAATTCTTCAATGTAGAAACAAAAAGTTTCCAAAAAGCTTGACAGAAACATATTGTTTCTGATATAGTGCATTTATAGAGAAACAAAACGTTTCTTTTGGGGGTGAAAAAATGAGAAACAGGCTTATTGAGCTAAGGAAATCAAAAACAAGACGGGAGGTATCGAAAGATTTAAATATAACACCTCAAATGTTAGGGGCAATTGAGAGAGGAGACCGGACTCCCTCGTTAAAACTAGCTAACAAAATCGCAAACTATTATGATGTGCCAATTGAAGATATTTTTTTTGATAATAAAGACACGTTATGTGTCTGAGTTGGACGGAAAACAAAACAGGAGGCTAGAAAATGAGGAAAATTGCATTTACAAACTCTTTCCTAACCAAGAGAAATAGAAAAGAGTCAGTACTCACCATTGAATTAAGTATAACTGGAGAAGATTTTAGCGATTTAAGTATTTTGCCGGAACTTTATTCAGAAATTAATTCATTAGTTAATAGATTATCGAAAAAAACTAACGGCGATTTAGGCAAAAGAAAATAGGAGGCTAGAAAATGAACATAAGATATTTGAGTAATAAAAGAAGTGAAGAGAAGGAATTAGTTTTTAAAACCAAAATCATACCTCCAGAAATCTTGAAATCGTTAAATATTAAAATGCAAGGAGATAGAAACTGCTGTTATGGAGTATTAGAAATCAATGGAAAACAATTAAGAAAAGGAATTACAGCGGTTAAATTAGATTTAAAAGCAGGATCATTGCCAGTTGTGCAAGTGGAATATCACCCATTCACAATCAGCGAAGAAATGCGAAGACTGTTATGGTCTGGAAAATACTAAAAACCATAATTTAGGAGGAAGAAAAATGAATAACATCAAACAAGCAATTATTAAACTAGAAACAATTTTAGAAAATGGTAATGCGATAGAGAGCGGCTCATTCGTTAAATACAGCGTTATAAAAAATATTTTAAATTTACTTGAAAAAGATCAAGAGCTAAAAATTATCGAAATGGAAGTAGAGCTGAATGGAGTAGAGGATTCTATAGAAAACGCCGCTTTGTTAGAAAAGAGATTAAGTGAAGCCAAATCTTTGGTGGAAGACTTGGCTAGCACTATAAACTCGTTAGAAATTAAGGTGAAGTGATTTACTTGATTTTTACAGTAAATTCATTCCCGCAATCGGGACATGAGTTTACTCCAGGTTTAACTGTAAATACATGTGAACATTCGGGACAGGTCCCTTCCGTTCCATTTTTAATAATATCTTCCTTGGCGATTTTTAGGCTTTGTTCTTTAATTTGTCTCTCTAATTTTTTTGAATCAAATTTAATTTTAACTCCCATTTTACCCACCTCCCTTCACAAAAACTATAGCACTGTGAAAGGGCGAACAGAAAGGAGAACAAAATGTCAAATTTACAAGTAATTGCAAATGATATGTTGCCAGTAATGGAGAACGAAAAAGGCGAGAAATTCGTAAATGCACGCGAACTACATCAAAGCTTGCAAGTCGGTTAAAAATTTGCTACTTGGATTACCGATAAGTTTAACAATTACGGATTTTCAAAGGATGAAGACTATTTCCCAATTTTGGGAGAAAGTACATTTGGCAGGCCTAGAACAGAATACTTACTAACTTTAGACACTGCTAAAGAATTAGCAATGGTACAAAACAACGAAATGGGTCGATCAATTAGAAAATATTTCATTGAAGTAGAAAAACAAGCGAGGAAATTAGCAACTGAATATCCAACGTTTTCATACATGATAGAAGATCCAGTTGCTAGAGCTAAAAAATGGATTGAGGAACAACAAGAGAAGCAAGAGGCTTTAAAGCAACTTGAGGAACAAAAGCCAAAAGTGGTTTTTGCGGAAGCTGTGCAAACGAGTGAGAACACGATTTTAGTAAAAGATTTAGCTACTATTCTAAAACAAAAAGGATTAGATATAGGACAAAACAGACTTTTTGAATGGTTGAGATGTAGCGGATATTTGCTAAATAAAGGGGCTTATTATAACAAACCGTCACAAAAGGCGATGAATTTAGGATTGTTTGAACAAAAAACACATATTCATACAGATAGAAATGGCTTAATGATAACTACCTATACACCTCGAGTTACTGGCAAAGGTCAAATATACCTATTAAACAAATTATTAGAAGAACACAATCAAGTCATAATTTAAGCGCCGCCTACCACAACGGCGCTCGCAGACAACAATAGCCACGGGGAGCGACTAACAATAGTATATAACGATAAGTTGTTAATTAGTCGCTGAAAAATAAACAAAAAAGGATTGAGATATTATGTTTCAAAGATCAATATCAGCACCAACCGCGATGCAAGTTTTAGCAGAAACTCGCACGCAAAAAGAGCTAGCGATTGATAGTTATGTAACACCAGCACTAATAAGTAATCAGATAAAAGGAAAACGAACAGTTTCACTTGAACAAGCAGAACAGTTAATTGATAGCTACAACGAACCAGAAAGCACCTATTTATTCGCACATGAATTTTCAAACGGAATGATACCGCCTTTGTTTGACGGCTTAGACAACCATCACGCTTCTTTAACTAACCGCTTTGAACTAGAAGTTGAAGAAGCGATAAACACACTGAAAAACGGCTTAGAGACGATGACATATAGCTTGAGAAAAGGTGACATGCTACAACGAGAAGCCGCAAAACAAGCTATTTCAGAAATAACAGATGTAGTTGCATCTGCTTTAACACTAAACACTAGCATTGCGAAAGCTTTCAACATAGATTTACAACAAGTTTTAAACAAACGCGATCTATATTATCAAAAATCTGGATTAGTAAGGAGTTGCGGAAAATGAGCGAAGTTTTAGTATCGGCTAGTTACGAAGGTTACGAGTCGAAGAGTATTAATTTCACAGAAATAAACAACATTGTAAAAGAGCGATTTAAAAAGATTGATGAAGTTGAGCGCAAAAAAAGAGCTGAAGCTTTTAACAAAAAGTACAAAGTCACTAAAGAGCTTGTAGATGGACATCTACACGAAATTATTATACCGAGGCGCGCAATATGAAGAACCAACTTTTATTCAGCATCTTAGTCATAGTAGCGGCGGCATTAGCGTTAATAAACTTATGTAATTTGATTTTAATTCTGATTTTAATTTAGGGGGGCTACAACAATGACAGAAAGAGTTTTTCGGAAACAAACGATTTTCGGTAATAGTGAGATTTTCATAGACGACAGAACGAAAATGATCGCTAATCCAGCTTTCCGGCAAAAAATCCCGCTTATTGAAACAGGTTGCGAGAAAATGGCGGACTATATCGAAGAGTTAAAACTAAAGGGTTATGAGGAGGTCACACGTTGATGGAAGTATTTGCAGTAATGATTTTCGTGTCGTTTATGTCAGTGATCGCGGGATATTGGCTGAGAGGAAGTGATAAACATGGTTGAGAATCCACTTGTGGTTGATGATCTTTGGGACGATGATTTTAGACATTAAAAAAGCACGCATAGCAGTGCGCGCTTTAAGGATTTGAGATATTACCTTAAGAAAATTATACCTCAGGTCCATTAAAAAATCAATGGAGGTAACATATATGGCTGTAGCAAAAGAAAAGACAATGAACATTTTAGCGAGCGTAAAAGACATGGATAGGACACAATGGTTGCTGACTCGGCGCCTAGGTATCGGTGGAAGCGATGCGGGAATCATCATGGGGTTAAATCAGTACAAAACAGCATTTGAGCTGTGGCTAGATAAGACAGACCAAGTTTTACCAGATGAATCAGCGGGAGAAGCCGCATACTGGGGCAATCAAATGGAAGAAGTTGTCGCAAAAGAATTCGAAAAGCGAACTGGAAAGAAAGTAAGACGTAGCAACATGATGTATCAACATCCAGAGCATGATTTTATGTTGGCGAACGTTGATAGGTTTGTGGTTGGTGAAGACGCTATTTTGGAATGTAAAACAGCATCAGCATATCTAGCAAAAGAATGGGAAGCTGACGAAGTACCAGCGACTTATCTAGTGCAAATACAACACTATTTAGCGGTCACAGGTAAAAATAAAGCCTATGTAGCTGTTCTAATTGGAGGAAATAAATTCATTTGGAAAGAAATTGAACGCGATGACGAGTTAATCAATCAAATAATTGCTTTTGAGTTAGATTTTTGGGAAACGAACGTAAAAGGACATGTGGCACCTGCGTTGGATGGTTCAAGTGTCGCAGAAAAATATTTAAAAGATCGTTTTGCTAAGTCAGAAGCTAAACAAGTTATTTTATCAAAAAAATATAACGAATTTTTGGCTGAAAGAGCAAATTTAGAACGCGATATAAAGCTTTTAGAGACACGAAAGAAAGAAATTGATAATAATATCAAGAATGATTTAAAAGAAGCTGAAACAGGCATCGCAGACGAATTTGCGATTACTTGGAAGCCTGTTATTACTTCAAGAGTAGACACTAAACGTTTAAAAGAAGAACATCCAGACATTTACAAAAAATTACGTAAAGAAACTAGTTATAGAAAATTTGCAGTGAAGGAGAATAAATAATGGCAACTAACGATGAATTAAAAAATCAATTAGCAAATAAACAAAATGGAGGGCAAGTAGCAAGCGCACAATCATTAGACTTAAAAGGTTTGCTAGAAGCACCGACAATGCGCAAGAAATTCGAAAAGGTACTAGATAAAAAAGCGCCTCAATTTTTAACTTCCCTTTTAAATCTTTATAATGGCGACGACTATTTACAAAAAACTGACCCGATGACAGTTGTTACTTCCGCCATGGTTGCTGCAACACTAGATTTACCAATCGACAAAAATTTAGGTTATGCGTGGATTGTTCCTTATAAAGGCAGAGCACAGTTTCAACTTGGTTATAAAGGATACATCCAGTTAGCGCTACGCACAGGACAATATAAAAGCATTAATGTTATCGAAGTGCGCGAAGGTGAGCTACTGAAATGGAACCGACTTACCGAAGAAATCGAACTAGATTTAGACAACAATACAAGTGAAAAAGTCGTTGGTTACTGTGGCTATTTCCAGTTAATTAATGGTTTTGAAAAAACGGTCTATTGGACTCGTAAAGAAATTGAAGCACATAAACAGAAATTTAGTAAATCAGACTTTGGATGGAAAAAAGATTATGATGCGATGGCTAAAAAGACCGTTCTTAGAAACATGTTAAGTAAATGGGGGATTTTATCCATCGATATGCAAACAGCGGTTACAGAGGACGAAGCAGAGCCAAGAGAACGAAAAGACGTTACAGAAGATGAATCAATACCAGATATCATAGATGCGCCCATAACGCCGTCTGACACGTTAGAAGCTGGTTCGGAGGTTCAAGGGTCAATGATCTAAATGAAAGGAGAAAAGGAGCATGTCTAGTGGTTGGATAAAAATTTATCGTTCTCTACAAGAACATTGGATTTGGGAGAATGAAAAATATTTAAAATGGTGGTTGGATTTGCTCCTTTTAGCCAATCACCAAGATAGGGATATTTTGATAAACGGAGAGTTAATAACGATAAAAAGAGGACAAAAACATACATCTGAATTATGGCTTTCAAATCGATGGAATGCGGACAGAAAACAGGTTCGAAAGTTCTTAGAACTATTGAAAAAAAATGACATGATAACGATAACTAAAAGTAGACAAAAAGGGACAACGTACGAAATCAGTAATTACAACGACTTTCAAGGCATTTCTGAGGAAATAAGAACAACGAAAGGGACAACGATTGACACAACGGAAGATACAACGAAAGAACATCAAATGGTACAACGAAAGGGACATAAACAAGAATTAAAGAACTTAAGAATTAAAGAATTAAAGAAAGATATTAACAACAACAGCGATTTAAATTTCAAGGATTTTTGGGAACAAAACGGATTCGGAATGATGCTTCCAGTTGAACTAGAAAAACTGCTTGCTTGGGTAGATGATTTTGCAGGTAATCGAGAAATTGTCATGAAGGCTTTGGAAGTTACATCAGAGCAAGGAGCTAACAAACGTAATTACGCTTACGTTAATAAAATTCTCAAGAACTGGGAAAGCAGAGGATTTAAAACAATAGCTGATGTTGATGCAGCAGAAAAACAACGACAGATAGAAATTGAGCAGAAATTCAACAAGCCTTTCAACAAGTACAACAAGCCAGTTAAACCAGAAATATTGCCAGATTGGTTCGACAAAGACCAGCAAGAAGCGCCTAAACAGCAAAAAATGACAGAAGAAGAGAAAAAAGCTTATGAAGAGGTAATGCGAAAACTTGGAAGAGGCGACGAATTGGAGGCTCACAAATGA